GTTTCCCAGTCACGATCACTGGCAGGGCGGCATCACAGAACCCGTGAAAATTTTTTCAAAAATCAGAAACCCACTGGGTGCATTGCATCCTCACTACCACCGTGCTACCATCCATCTCACTATGGAACAAGGAAACCCCCAGTTCGTAGGCACGGTTGTCACCGGTGAAACCCCACTCCCAAACTGGCTGTCGTGCCCAGACCCCAAGCCCCCACGGCCCACCAAGGCCGCGAGAGAACTGCTGCACCTCGAATATGAGCAAATCTTCGAGCGTGTCATCGAGGACATCTACCGGGGCCGCTCCCTGCAATCCCTGATCGAAGACGACCCGCGCATCATCTCGTATGAGGACTTCCTGCGCTGGGTCAAGCGTGACCCCCAAAGGAACGAACGGTTCAAGGAGGCGCAGGAGATGCGCACCGAGTTCTTGGCTGGCGAGATTCTGGAGATTGCCGATGGGGTGGAGGCGATCGATCCGTCATCCTCTGATACCGTCAACCGCGACAAGCTGCGCATCGACACGCGCAAGTGGCTCATGAGTGCCCACAATCGCAAGCGGTACGGGGAAACGAAGCAGATCGAGGTGGGCGGAACGATCTCGATCACTGAGGCGCTGGCGCAGGCTCAGGCCCGGGTGATTGAAGCCGAGGTGGTTGATGTGACCCCGAGATTGGAGAATGACTGATGCAGAAGATGCGCTACTCGCCCGAGGAGGAGCAACTGCTGATGTCGCAGTTGTGGTCCCCGAGCATCAAAGACGACCCCGAGGCGTTCGTGCTGTTCGCGTTCCCGTGGGGGCAGAAGAACACCCCACTCGAACACTTCAAGGCACCCCGGGCGTGGCAGCGCAGGACGCTGCGGCGCATCCGGGACTTCATCAAGGAGAACCGGGGCAAGCTGACCGAGGGTGATCTGATTGACGCGCTGCGCAGGGCTGTCTCGTCCGGCCGAGGTGTCGGCAAGTCGGCACTCGTGTCGTGGCTGATCCTGTGGATGCTGACAACCCGGATCGGGTCAAGCGTGATCGTGTCGGCCAACAGCGAGAACCAGTTGCGCAAAGTGACATGGGGTGAACTCACCAAGTGGGTCACGATGGCGATCAACGCCCACTGGTGGGAACCCACGGCTACGAGTCTGAACCCGGCCGCTTGGTTGACCGAGTTGGTTGAGCGTGACCTCAAAAAAGGCACCCGGTACTGGGGTGCCGAGGGGAAACTGTGGAGCGAGGAGAACCCAGACGCCTATGCCGGTGTTCACAACATGGACGGCATGATGGTGATCTTCGACGAAGCCTCGGGTATCCCAGACTCGATCTGGTCCGTGGCTGCGGGCTTCTTCACCGAGAACATCCTTGACCGTTATTGGTTCGCGTTCTCCAACGGACGGCGCAACACCGGGTACTTCTACGAGGCCGTGGACGGCAACAAGCGCGATTTCTGGGAGTCCGAGAAGATCGACGCCCGCACGGTGGAGGGCACCGACAAGTCGATCTACCAGCAGATCATCGAGGAGTACGGCGAGGACTCCGACGAGGCCCGGGTCGAGGTCTATGGGGATTTCCCTAAGTCCGGTCAAGACCAGTTCATCGCACCCCACCTCGTCGATGACGCCATGAAGCGCGACCAGTGGAAAGACATGACCGCACCCGTGATCATCGGGGTGGACCCGGCTCGGGGCGGCATGGACTCCACCGTGATCGCCGTGCGCCGGGGGCGTGACATCGTGGCGATCAAACGGTTCCGAGGTGACGACACCATGACCACAGTCGGGCACGTCATCGACGCCATCGAGGAGTACCGCCCTGCCCTGACCGTGATTGACGAAGGTGGCCTCGGATACGGCATCCTTGACAGGTTGACCGAGCAGAAGTACAAAGTGCGTGGGGTGAACTTCGGCTGGAAGGCCAAGAACCCGATCATGTGGGGCAACAAACGCGCCGAGATTTGGGGAGCCATGCGTGACTGGCTCAAGACAGCGTCGATCCCCAACGACCGACTGCTCAAAGCCGACCTGACTGGCCCCATGAAGAAGCCCAACTCTGCGGGCACCATATTCTTGGAGGGCAAAAAGGAAATGAAAGCCCGTGGTTTGGCCTCACCGGATGCCGCTGACGCCATCGCCGTGACTTTTGCGTTTCCTGTTGCACATCGGGAGTACAATGATCGCGTAGTGCCCCGGCGCAATGCTCAAAACGGGGCCGTTTTAACATCTTGGATGGGGTCTTGACATGCCACTCATCAAAAGTTCCTCAAAAGAAGCGTTTAGAAAAAACGTGGCGGCTGAGGCTAAAACAAAGCCCATCAAGCAAGCCGTTGCTATAGCTTACAGTGTTCAGCGCAAAGCCGCAAGCACCTCTGCCAAAAAAGCCCCAATGAAGTCCAAAAAATGAACATTCAAGCCCTGCAAGACTGCCTGATCGTCCGTCCTGACATGGAGAAACACGAGCTTTTCGTGCTGCTCCGACAAAAACAGACGGGCACCGGTATCGTCATTTCCGCTGGACCAGATGCCAAAGACGTGAAAGTCGGCGACAAAGTGCTATTTGGTGATTCCATCGGTCAAGACTTGAGGTGGGAGAGTGAAAACTTGCTTGTCATGCGCGAGGCTCACACCCTCGGAGTATTTGACGCATGATCGTCATCAGCCGAACTGACGCAATCAGTCAAGGATTGCCGCGATACTTTACGGGAAAGCCCTGCAAATCTGGGCACACTGCGGAAAGATTTGTCGCCAACCGAACATGTTGTGTTTGTGCGGACAAGTCGTTTAAGCATTGGTACTCGGGCCACTCAGAGACCCATTTGCAGCGGGTGACTGATTGGCGAAATCGGAATCCGCATAAAGTGGACGCGACTCGTCAAAAATGGGCGTCTGATAACCCTGACAAAGTGCGTCAATCGTCGAAAAGCTGGAAACGCGCCAATCCTGCAAAAGTCGCACAACATGCTAGTCATCGCCGCGCTGCGCAAGATGCCAGAATGCCAAGTTGGCTTACCGCCGCAGATCACTTAGAATTCGACTCAATCTACAAGTATTGCTCGGGACTGCGGGCGGCTGGTTTAGACTATCACGTTGACCACATTGTCCCTTTGCGGGGAAAATCCGTATCGGGATTGCACGTTCCTTGGAATTTGCGGGTGATTCCTGCGGTAGACAACATGCGTAAAGGGAATCGTTTTTCATGAAAGACACAACCGGAATCGTGGCCGCAGCGAATGTGGCAAAAAACGGCCCGTACCCGTCAAAAGGCGGTTCCGAGGACATCCTGACTGTCGCCCGTTCACGCATGACGATGGCGATCTCGGCCTTCTCCGAGACACGCGAGAGTGAACTCGACGACCTGCGGTTCTACGCAGGCTCCCCGGACAACCAATGGCAGTGGCCCGCTGACGTGCTCCAGACCCGTGGCGCGGTCCAAGGTCAGACCATCAACGCCCGCCCCTGCCTGACCATCAACAAGCTGCCCCAGCACGTTAAGCAGATCACCAACGAGCAGCGGATGAACCGCCCCGGCATCAAGGTGATCCCGGCCGACGACAAAGGCGATGTCGAGGTGGCCGAGGTCTACAACGGCGTGATCCGTCACATCGAGTACATCTCTGACGCTGACGTGGCCTACGACACCGCTTGCGAGAACCAAGTCTCCTACGGCGAAGGCTACATCCGCATCCTGACCGAATACTGCGACGAAGACACCTTCGATCAGGACATCAAGATCGGGCGCATCCGCAACAGCTTCTCGGTCTACATGGACCCCCTGATTCAAGACCCGACCGGCTCTGACGCCCGTTGGTGCTTCATCACGGAAGACCTGACCAAAGCCGAGTACGAGCGTCTGTACCCCAACGCCGCTCCGATCAACACCCTGATGTCGCTGGGCGTGGGCGATCAGTCGATCAGCCAGTGGATCAGCGAGAACACGGTTCGCATCGCCGAATACTTCTACATCGAGTACGAGAAGGCCACGCTGAACCTGTACCCCGGCAATGTGACCGCTTTTGACGGCACCGCCGAGGACAAGTCGCTGCGCATGATGTTCGGCAAGCCCCTGCGCCAGCGTCCCTCTGACCGCAAACGCATCAAGTGGTGCAAGATCAACGGCTACGAAATCCTCGAAGAACGTGACTGGGCTGGCTCCCACATCCCCGTGGTGCGCGTGGTCGGCAACGAATTCGAGGTGGACGGCCGGGTCTATGTGAGCGGTCTGGTGCGCAACGCCAAAGACGCGCAGCGCATGTACAACTACTGGGTGTCGCAGGAAGCCGAGATGCTGGCGCTGGCCCCCAAAGCCCCGTTCATCGGCTACGGTGGTCAGTTCGAGGGGTACGAGCAGCAGTGGAAGACGGCCAACACCCAGAACTGGCCGTATCTGGAGGTCAATCCTGACGTTACAGACGGTCAAGGCGCTGTCCTGCCACTACCCCAGCGGGCACAGCCCCCGATGGCCTCCAGCGGCCTGCTGCAAGCCAAGGCGGGTGCTTCTGAGGACATCAAGTCGGCCACCGGTCAGTACAACGCATCGCTGGGCATGTCCAGCAACGAGCGTTCTGGCAAGGCCATCCTTGCGCGTCAGCGCGAAGGTGACGTAGGAACCTATCACTATGTGGATAATCTGGCCCGCGCTATTCGCCATGTTGGCCGTCAACTGGTGGACCTGATCCCCAAGATTTACGACACCGAGCGGATCGCCCGCATCATTGGCGAAGACGGCGAACCATCGACCGTCAAGATGAACCCGATGCAAGAGGAACCGGTCAAAAAGATCGTAAACCAAGAAGGCATCGTCATCGACAAAATCTACAACCCGTCTGTCGGCAAGTACGATGTGCGCGTCATCACCGGCCCCGGCTACGCCACCAAGCGTCAGGAGGCTCTGGAGTCGATGGCCCAACTGCTTCAGGGCAACCCGCAGCTTTGGAGCGTGGCTGGCGATCTGTTCGTCAAGAACATGGACTGGCCCGGTGCCCAAGACCTCGCCAAGCGGTTCCAGAAGACTCTGGACCCCAAGGTGCTGGCCGACGAGGACAATCCGGCTCTGGTCGCTGCAAATCAGCAGATGGAAGCCATGCAGGCCGAGATGCAGAACATGTTCAACATGCTGCAAAACGTCCAGAAGTCAATGGAAGAACGCGAACTCGCCATCAAGGAGTACGAGGCCGAGGTCAAGGCGTATCAGGCCGAGACACAGCGCATCAGCGCCGTGCAGGCCAGCATGACCCCCGAGCAGATTCAGGACATCGTGATGGGCACCATCGCAGCCGCTGTGGACACCGGCGATCTGGTTGCCGGTGCGCCTGAGATGCGTGAAGCACCGGAGATGGGTGAGATGGCACCGATGGGCGAGATGCCCGAGCAAGGAGAAATGAATGAAATGCGCTGATTTCGTGGGCACGTTGTTCTTGGCACGGGATGTCGCGCATTCCGTTCACCTGAACACCCGCAGCTTTGCCAAACACTCGGCCCTGAACTCGTTCTATGACGAGATCGTGGACCTGGCCGACAAGTTTGCCGAGGCGTATCAAGGTCGTCACGGTCTGATCGGCCCTATCAGCCTGATGTCGGCCAAGAAGACCACCAACATCGTCGAGTTCCTTGAGGACTCGCTGGCCGACATCGAGAAGATGCGGTATGACGTGGTTGAGAAGACCGACACCCCGCTTCAGAACATCATCGACGAGATCGTCGGCCTGTATCTGAGCACTTTGTACAAGCTGAAATTCTTGGCATAATTCTCGACATAAGGAGCCAACATGGAACTCTTGAACCCCCTGTCCAAAGCGGACTTCCCCGCCCAGTCTGTCTCGTACACGGGCACTGCTGGCTCCACGACCGGCTGGAACGCTGGTCCCGAAGGCGTGATGGTCTGGTCCGACCAGCCCTGCTACGTTGAAGTGGGCACCGGCGCTGTGGCAACGACTGCCAGTACCCCGATTCCGGCCTACACCCCGATCCCGTTCAAGGTGCCAATCGGCACGTCTGCCGTTTGGCGTGTGAGCGCAATTCAACTGTCCGCAGGCGGCACGGTTTACGCCAAGCCGATCAACACGAAATGAGTTTCCTCGCCGCCCGCAACGCAGTGGCTATTGGCCTTGGCGGCATCGTTTCGCTTTTTGGTGGCCGCGCTTCTGAGGTGGCTCAGAGCAACCTTCTCACCGAGTCTGGTGACAACCTCGTCCAAGAGGACGGTGGCTTGATTTTGCTGGAGTAATCAATGACAGTTAATCTTTCCGCGCTGGCTGGTGCCGGTCAACAGTTTTTTGACAACAACGGCAATCCTTTGACGGGCGGTAAGTTGTGGTCGTACCAAGCCGGAACAACAACGCCGCAAACCACATACACAAATGCTGCCGGAACTATTGCTCACACGAATCCAATCATTCTTGATTCCGCAGGTCGTGTAGCAACTGGTGAAATTTGGGTAACTGCGGGCAGTAACTATAAATTTGTGCTGATGACCAGCACGGATGTGACGTTGGCGACTTGGGACAACATCACAGGTGTCAACGGTACAGGTATAGCAACGAGTGCTGAATATGTCTCGTATGCGCCGGACATCGGCAGTTTGCTGTATCCGCTGGCACCATTGACAGCCAAAGATGCACTGGATGAACTGTCTAATTCCGACAACGGTTCTGCGTATGTAGGGTTTAAGCGCACAAATGGGGGCGTTGCTCAAACCGTTGATGACAAATTGACGCAAACCGTCAGCGTTTTTGACTTCATGACAGCTGCTGAAATTGCAGCAGTTCAAGGAAGTACGTTTCCGACTGTGAACGTCACCAACGCGGTTCACGCTGCGATGACGTATTTGCTTGATTTGTTTTCTGGCGGTACAAATTTCTACCCCGGTGGCCCCGGTCAACCCTACGATATTGGTTTTTCGGCCACAGATCGTCGCACTGGGCGCATTTGGTTTCCTTCTGGTGCATATCTGGTATCGGATCAAGTGTTCAGCAGTCTTGATGACCCCCGCGCACCGTTTTGCGGGTTTGAGTTCGTAGGCGAACATCGTGAATCATCGGTGCTGACACTTAAAACAAACGGCGTAGAGGCTTGGTTCTATCGAAACCCAGCCGGTACAAGTCGATATCAGAAAATTTTGTTTAGAAGCCTTGGGTTTCGTTCCGATGACTATCGGTATGGCAACTTTATGACCGAGTGGTCAGACGGCGGCGTCAAGCAAATGCGGTTTGAACACTGCGACTTCCAAAATTTGCAAAAGTTTCTTGTCACCAATGGAACCAATAATGCCGACTTGACGAAGGTTATTTGCTGCACTGGACAGTTTTACGGCAACATTTTGACGTTGAACAATAGTCAGTCAGTGCAGCACGACTTTATCGGGTGTGATTTTGGCACTTACAGCAATTTCATCAACGTGCAAGCGGGTGGTGGCGGCAACGTAAGCGTCATCAACGGGTCTATTGATTTTCTTTGGCATGAGGATTTCAGTCCGGTTGGTGGATCGTGGATGTTCCTCATGGACAGCGGTGCTGCTGTTGGACAAGGTAACGCAACATTTGCCTTCCGTGATTGCCGTGTTGAAATTGAGGCGTACACCAGAAGTGCTGGCGCACCTCCATTCGGGATCGTGACTGGGAAAC